CTGAATCCTGCCTTTCGATTGCGCTTAGAGGGTCAGAGTAAGATTCGGAGTACCGGTGAAAGCCTGGACGCAGCCATGGACACTGCAACCGGGCGAGTACGTTCGATTCGTACCGCTTGCACCAGAGGAGAGTTCGACATTCCACTAAAGGTAAGACGCTGTCTGCAGCGGTGTCTGCGTGGAATGGACAACCTCCCCTCACCAAGAAGAGCATTTGCGTATTGCAATGGCCAGATGCATCGAACTTTTAATTCGCTTACGCTTACCTGACCATGCCTCTTATCGCAGATGCTCTTTCTTTTTGCCCATGGATATTACGAAAGGAGGTACTGATACCTCGTGAACGAGTCGAAGAAGATCTACAACATCCTGAGAACACACAGGGAGAAGGTTGTATCCTATGGACACACGCCGGTCATGACTGTGCTTGTTGGAAGCCAGAACTACGATCTCGCCACGGAGAACAGCGATTACGATACGTTCACGTTTGTCCTTCCGTCCGTACGGGATCTCGCAACGATGAAGGAACCGGTCAGCACAACGCACGAGGATGAGTTCGGGCATATCAATATCAAGGATATTCGTCTCGGACTGAACCTGCTGAAGAAGACCAATCCGAACAGCGTTGAGTGTTTCGCTTCGAAGTATTACTTCACAGAACCTGGGTTTGTGGACGTGATCGAAAGAATGCGGAATCCGATGATCCTGCGTTGCGACACGAAGCACATGATGATGGCTATCGGCGGTATGTCGCATCAGTTAACGAAGCGAAACATGCCGCCCGGAAAGAGACTGTCCCATCTCCTGCGGATGCGGTGTATGGTAGACAACTACTTTCATCTGTACAGTAATATCCTGGCGCTGTCGAACATTGAATTGTACCTGCGTGCAATTGCCGCAAAGAAAGACCCTGACAATCCGAAATGGGAAGAAGAGATTGAGCAGGAAGCCAGGATTGTCCAGGAGATGATCGACATGAGAATGAAAGGATATGTGAAAGATCCAGCCGAGGATGTGATCAGGAATGCAATTGAGGACGCGCAGGTTGAGATTATAAGGAGGGTGTTCAGGGAAGATGGAGGACAGAACTGTTAACATCATCATGCTCGCCAAGCGGTGCTGTGGTCTGGAGCAGACAAAGAAAGCCATCGCTCTGTACATGAGCGAGGAATGCAACTGCCCGGTCGGCACGTACACGGAAGGAGTCCTGTACAGTATCGTAAAGACTGCGTTCTTCGACTATATGTGGTGTGCCGGACATGAGAGGTACGCTGCAACGCTTCGTGAACTGATCGAGACAAACTTTGCGGACAAGATGATCGACCGCATGCTGATAGCTCTCGGAATGACCCGCGTTGCGGACACTGGAAAGTTGTACACGAAGCACAACGGAGACTGGGACAACGGCGTGGAAGTGCTGAAGTATATCGATGGATTCCACTCTACAGCGTTCACGAACCAACTGGATGACCAGGACTACCTGCACGATTTTCTGAAGAGAGCGGAGGAAGCGTATGAAAATAACGAAGCACGGTAAATGCATGAACTTCGTCTGCGAGAACTGCGGATGCGAGTGGCGTGCTGTTGAGAAGGAATGCAAGGAAGTCGGTTTCTTTGAAGCACCTCCGAGATATCTGTACAAGTGCCCGGAGTGCGGTAAAAATACTTGGGGTACAAAAATCGAAGCGGAAGATAAAATTGATGAGGAGGAATAACCATGGCAAAGTTCAACAACACCGTAACCAACAAGACTACCAACCGTGAAGGGCATGTCGCCTACATTATGCAGGACCGTGCGAAACTGGTCACGCAGGTGCTGACTTCTTTCTTCAATGAAAGCAAGTTCTACGGCGACAACAGCAAGGAAATGTGTGAGACGATCAAGAATGTCATCCGTGACGATCCTGCGTTCGTCTCCAACCTGGCCGTGTTCGCACGCAGGGAGTTCAACATGCGTTCCGTTGCCCATGTGCTGACCGGATATCTCGCCAACGTTCCGGAAGGCAAGCCGTTCGTACGGCAGACCGTGGAAGGAGTTGTCCTCCGTGGCGATGATGCTACCGAGATTATGTCCTTCTACCTGTCTACTTTCGGCAAGCCGATTCCGAATAGCCTGCGGCGTGCTCTGAAGGGTGTATTTGCCACCTTCGACGCGTACACCCTTGCCAAGTACAAGGGTGAAGGACACGCCGTAAAAATGCGTGATTTGCTCCGCATTTGCCGTCCGCATCCGGAGACGGACGAACAGTCCGCTATGTGGAAGCAGCTGCTGGATGGCACGTTGCCTGCTCCTCTGACATGGGAATCTGAACTGTCTGTCAACGGCAACACAAAGGAGTCCTGGGAAAAGCTGATCGAGTCCGGTAAGGTAGGGTACATGGCTCTGCTCCGTAACCTGCGGAACATCATCAACGCCTGTCCGGAGAACATCGGCAAGGTATGGGACAAGATCGCTGATCCTGAAGCGGTCCGGCGTTCCCGTCAGCTTCCGTTCCGTTTTCTGTCCGCATATAAGAACCTTCCGAGCGGATGTGGAAGCAAGGCGGTGAATTCTCTGGAGTCTGCCGCCGATGCGGCGTGTGAAAACCTGCCGCGCCTGCCCGGTAAAACCGTCATTGCCGTGGACGTTTCCGGTTCTATGGGAAGCAACGTGTCTTCCAAGTCTGAGATCCGTTGCTGCGAGATCGGCATGATGCTTGGCCTGATTGCCAATAAGATCTGCGACGATGCCGTGTTCTTTGAGTTTGATAACCGCATCGAAGAACGCACCATCTCCAACCGTCAGGGAATCCTCTACACCTGCGTGCATGAAGCGAAGGCCCGTGGCGGTACGGACATGAGACTGCCGTTCCACAAGATGCTTCAGGACAAGGTCAAGGCGGACCGGATCATCTTTATCAGCGATAACGAGTGCAATTACGGCATCCGCGCCATGCAGTCCTATGCGGATCAGTACCGCAGGGAACTGAATCCGGATTGCTGGGTTCACGCCGTCGACCTGATGGGATACGGAACGCAGCAGTTCTGCGGAAAGAACACGAACGTGATCGCCGGGTGGTCCGAGAAGATGTTCGACTTCATTCTCCTGGCCGAGCAGGGCGAGGGAACGTTGGAAAAGAGGATCGAGGAATATGAGTGGAAGCATGAAGCCAGAGTTTCATGAGGGCGATTATGTGATCTACCACAACGGTGGCCGTTATGAACTCGGAAGGATTAAACGGCTGACCGATAACGGGGCGTTCGTGTGGTACAGCAGCGGAGACACGGCGGCAAAAACTTCCTTTGAGGATATGCATCCCATCGTGAATTCCTATGTCATCCGGCTCACTTCGCTCGGATCAAGGTAAAAAGAAGACCTGGCTCATTGTGAGTCAGGTCTTTTAAATGTCCATGCATGGTGCACTTCACTTGTCTCAGTGTGCATGGTTCTGTCCGTTATTCTTCTTTGGCCTTTTTCTCCGCTTCAGGCAGTCCGGTGGCCATTGCCAGGAGGATAGAAGTCACGAAGCCGAACCCTCCAGCAGAGAGTACGCCGATCCAGTTCACATCTCCAAGCACTACCGCGCCGGTGCCGATGTACGCCAGCGCGGACTCCGCAAAAGTCCGGATAGCGCGAACCAGGGCCTTCATCCAAAAATCTTTCGTGAACATAATGTTTCTCCTTTCTCATTCCCAGTCTTTTTCATTGTATTTCCCTGTGATCAGGTAGTTCTTCATTCCGTGAGCCGCCTTTGTCAGCGACGGATCTTTCTCAAGCAGAGCAAGCACGCCTTGGCACAACGAATCGTTTCCCGCTTCCAGCCTGCCCACTCTGCTTTCATGTTCGTTCAGCTGGCGTGTGTGACTCTCGATGGTTGCCTTGTCGGCCGCCAGTTTGCGGTCGATCTCCTCAAACTTCTCATTCAGTTTCGGCTCAAGTTTTTCCATCACTTTGTCCGCAATCCGATCCGTCACGTCCGTACCCTGCAACTGCTGCCTGTCTGCCTTTCTTTGTCGTGCGTGCCTGAAAACGTCCAGCACCTTGTCTCCGAGGACAACCAGTGCGCAGAGTCCGACAATGACATAGAGTGCGGTCCAGAGCATACTGGGTGAGATGCCTTCAATCTTCAATACTTCCTGTTCCATTTTTGTCTCACCCCTTTCAATACTTTCCTTTTCCGTCCCCGATGAT